GACGCTCTTCCGATCTCTCGCGGGTTACCAGCACCTGGGTGGCATCGGCTGGCACGGTGATGGTCTTGCCGATGGCGAAGCCGGTGGTGCCGTTGTAATGCTCCAGGCTGATGTCAGCCGCTGCGGCGCCATCCACGTTGGCGCAGTACACCGAATTGATTTTCAGCACCTTGCCGCTGCTGGCGCCATTGCTCAGCGCCGCAGCCATCGATGTGGTGACGGCATAGCCCACGGTCTTACCGACGACCGTCGTGACCGAGCTGCCTGATTTGATGTTTGGCGCTGCCATTGATCACTGCCAGGTGGTGTATTGATCTTCATTCCAGAATAGCGACGCCGCAAAGCCATCGTCATCAGCTGCGGCTCCAGTAGCCGCCCCAGCCGCCCACTCCACATTCACCACCAGGTCGATCTCGCCGGTCTGCGTTGCAGCGCCAGCAATCCAGATCACATTCACGCCAAGCTCGAAGCCAGGCAGCGGCTCAATGCTCGGCAGCCATGTGCCATCCGTCACCAGCGACACGGTGGTGTCCACATACCCACCACGCTTCTGCGCCTCCTCCGGTGGCTCCTGGTAACGCCAGCGCATTCCAGCCGGCACGATGTTGGACACGCTGGACTGGCCTGCCCAGATCTCAGTCGGCAGCAGGAAGCTGACGAATGAACCCTGCTGCCCGCGGTAGTGATCGCGGATGCTGGCCATCTCGGCCTGGGTCAGGTTCTCATAGCTCAGCTCCATGGTGAGGTTGCTGACGCGGCTGCTGTGCAGGAACTTCACCTGCCCGCCACCAAAGCCAACCTCACGCGAGACAGCAAAGCGACCCATGCTGTAACTGCGGCCGGTTGGCGTCAGTGTTGGGTATGACGCTGTGGTGACCGCGCCATAGAGGAATGGCTCCTGCGGCTGCCAGTCCCATTCCTCCCAGAACGTGGCCATCAGTTCGACAGCGTGATCACGCTGGTGCTGACGCTGAAGGTGCCGCCGGAGGAAACCACCTCGCCGCTGAAGTCCAGGTAGGCAATCAGTTCATCAGCGCTGCTCGCACCGCCGCGCGCTTTGTAGATCACGCCGCCTGCAGTTGTAAACGTGGCTGATGGCCACGACACCGACGAGAAGGTGAGAATCTTCTTGTTGGTGTCGTTGGTGATGGTGCAGGTGGTGGCGTTGCCGCCAGCGGTGTAACCAGTGCCGCTGATCTCGCTGCTCACATCATTGCGCCGGTCGTGCCCGTCCTTGCTGGCCGTGTAGCCGACGCCAACCAGCAGCAGCTTCAAGCTGTCAACCGCAAAATCCAGATCGCCGTTGACCAGATCAGTCAGCACCGAGTTGTAGACAAAGGAAGCCATGCTGCACGCTCCTGGTGATTCAGTCTATTGTCCAGCGAATAATGTCCGCCACTGGTGGATACGGTACGGCTAATGTCTGTCCGGCTACTGCGGTAACAGTGCCGCCAAAGTCAATCATGGCTAAAGGGTACGACGCGCCATAAGTAAGTTCCGAAGATGCTGAAGGCAGCGGTGTTCGGTAGCACAGCAGTAGCGATTTGGCGCTGAGTGGCCCTGTGGTTGCAGTCCACGTAAGCGATTGCGCTGGATGTATAACCGACTCAACGTTAGAGGGCTGTGGAGTAAACAATGGAAACTGCCGAGTAGATGGTGTAAACCGAGCAGTTAATCCACCTAAGCTAGTGACGTTGAAAGAGCTTACTGTGTATGGTTCAGGAAGAACGACAAAACCTCCGGCGTATCGCACATACTGAATGCCTGTGTAATAGTTTCTAAGATAGTCGCCGCCTTTAAGGTAGCCGTTAGCAGTTGGCAGTTCAACAACGCCAGACGCAATTAACTGATCAACTCGACCTTCAAAACTGCTAGTGTATTGCGTAATGTCAGTGCTGCACAGTATGCAAAACAACGAATGCTCTCGACCGTGGCCGCGCTGTACCGCCAATCCGTAAGTTGCGAGATAAGTAACAGCCTGGCGAGCGTAAACGTTGATAGAAATTGGCATGGCTCTAAAGCATAGACCACTTGAAAAGAAGCGCCGATGGCCATGCCACTGTTAATGTAGTGCCAGCAGGTGCAGTCTTGGCTCCATCAAAGTCAATAAGCGCTAATGGTACTGATACGGCGTATCTAGGAAGCACCGGATCAGTGGAATCAAATGAAGTACGGCAACAAAGCAGTGCTGAACTCGCGGTGATGCCAGCGCCACTTGCCAGCCAAGATACATCATCAGCACGCAAGCTAAGCTCACCTGATGAATAAGCAAGCCTGACATTTTGCAAATACTTGCCGCCTACTGTGTAGCCATTTGCAGTAGATAGTTCGTTGCTGCCCGCCGATGAATACGTTGAAGTGGCAAAATTATACAAAAAACCATCCAACGATGGACTTGTTGGCGTCGAAGAAACGCCAACACTGCGAAGGATAACAAACAAGGGATTGTAGATAGTACCAAATCCGTCGCGCGGTGTAGCACCAACGTCTAAAAACTGAAAAATAGATCCTGACGAACGAAGAACAGTTACAGCCATGGCTATGAAGTCGGAAATTGCAGCCTGAACACTGCAATTACTGCAGGCACCTCAACAATCACGCCAGGTGCGCCAGCCCTTGATAGCGACAGCGTCAGCGTCTGTGATGTGCCATTAGCAGCTGCACCACGACCAGCACTCAAGCCAATCGCAATGGTCGTCGTGAACGGCAGGATGTCGGCCGTAGGTGCCACAGAGCTGCTCAGCGTCACGCTGACACCATGGCTGCCGCAGGGATAATCCTCAACCGTTGGCGGCTCGACATAGCTCCATGCGTAACCCTGCAACGAATAATCAGCCACGCTGCTCACGCCGCTCATCACCTCAGCCGGCAATCCAAAGTTGCCGTATGGTCCGCGGCGCGCCTGGTAGTGCAGCAGGATCGCCAACACCTGCGCCTCGCTCAGGCCGATGAACTCAAGCTGCAGCGTCGAGTCGATCAGCACGTTGGAATGCCGCACGCGGTTCTCCATGCCGTTCACGCCTTGATAGGCCGTGTTCGGGTAGCTGCCAGGCGTGAACGTCCGGCTGCTTGGTACCAGCGCAGGAAAGGTGCTCATCCGTAGCTATCCAGGCCGTCGTCTGGATTGGTCACGGTGCCACTCGCTGTGCTTTGAACTGGCACGTTGCCGATCAGCACCTCATCCGATGGCACCACAGCATCTTCAACAGCAGGATCAAGCGGTGCCGGTGGGTCGATCACTTGGATGTAAACCTCGGCAGGGATGGTTGAATCCGTCGCGCGGCCGGCATCAGCGTCGCAGCTGGGGCCGGTCTTGGTGGTATCCACCAGCCCAGCTGTATAGGGAACATTGGCCACCGCAACTGCCACGATGCTTCTTCCCAGCGTATCTACTGGATGGTGGATGCACTCGTAGCTCACCACACCTTCCAGTGATTTGCCCATGGTGACCACCTCATAGAGGAAGTCATGCACAGCCTCGCCAACGCCTACCGATGCGCGCGGCAGCTTGACGCGCACCAAGTCGCCAACGCTCACGCTGACGTTGTGCGCCTGGGGCCTTGCCTTGAACGTGACTGAGTGGGTGATGTTCACGCGGCTGGCCAACAGGTAGGCGCCAAACCTGGCAGCGTGCATCCCGCTGGTGCAGAACTCGCTGAGGTCATGGGTCTCGATTGATAGGTTCGTGCGTGCGGTGTCGGAGTAACGCAGCTCCACGGTGCGAACAATGCCGATGTCATCTTCTGCCTGCTGGCGCCACATCACCTGCGCTACGAATGGCTGCCGCTGCGTCAGGTCGCTGTATTCGATGCGGAACGAATCCAGCAGGATCGTATCCTCATCGAACTGATACACCGCCACTGAGCTGGTGGTGTTGATTGAGCCATCCACCAGCGTTGGCACCAGCGGCTTCAGGCCGCGTTTGCCTTGCACGCGGCTGGCACGCACCAGGAAGTAAGGCGCCCACTTCGTGATCAGCTCCTCGTAGTTGATGCTTTCCTTCAGCACGCAGTCACACTTCAAACCATTGGCGCCGAGGAATCGCGCGACCGTGGTCAGGCCTGCTGTATCGATCAGGTTGGCATTCAATCCGCCGATGTTGGCAAGCAGCCAGTTGGTCAGGTCTGCAAAGTTATCGCTCGGGCCAAAGGCCTGATCCGTCAACCGCTGCACATACATGCCGCCGCGAATGAACAGATGCACCTGCCGGTCCCACAGCGTCGAGCCATCAGCCACCTGCCGCGAGAAGCTGAGCGTTGAGATGCCTGGGTAGCTGCCAATGCTGCCGCAGTTCTGCGGGCAGTTTGGCAGCGTGTAGCCACTGCGCTGCACAATGGCATTCTCTGGGATCCAATCACCGGCGCGACGGTTGAAGGTTTGGGTGTGGCTGCCATGGCGGCAACCGCCGGAGAACACATCACGCACCGGGATCGAATCCATCAATCCCTCGCCCAAGACCAGCAAGTAGAACGCTGTGACTTGATTGGTGGCGCTGTTCTGGAATCGCGCTTCAGTGGCGCTGGGGCTGATCAACACGCCGCCAACGCCGGCCACTTGGCGGCAGAAGACGATCGGCACCACATCACCCAGGCTGGCGGCTTTCTGTGCCACATCCAGCGGCCTGGTCACCGCCGCCGGTGGCGACGTGGCAGGTGGTGGCACGATGCCGGTCTGAATGCTCATGACCGGCGCTGGGTTCAGGTCCTGCGCAAAGAACGGAATGTCAAGCGCTTTGCCGCCACCGCTAGGCGCGGCTGATGGAGCGCTGAGCGTGGTCGATCCTCTGAACGTCATGGCCGGAACCCTGTGCCCATGATCGCGCTGGTCAGCGTGCGTGGTGGCACCTGAGCGCCAACAGCGGCAACCGGTGCGCCCAGGGTCATCTCAAGACTGGTCAGGCTGCCGCTGCCGCCCACCACCTGACCGGTGTATGACGCGATCAGCTCCTGCCCTGTCTGCGGAACATCGTTCCCGTTGAGCGCATCGAACTGATAGGTGGTCAGATCCACCAGATAGGCATTCTGAAGTGCTGCTTCAAATGCCGCCACCACAATGCCGGTCGCAGGCGCTGTGATGCTGATGTCAGATTCAACGCCGCTGGCGCCTTCTGTAAAGCCCTGCGCTGTGAATGCAACGCTGAGCCAGAGATCACCATTGAGCAGCACGGCCTTGCTGTAGTAGCTCTGCCAGCGGTTGATCGTGACACCAGCGGCTGAGTAAATCCGAAGGTACTGGGATTGCGCGCGTGCCATCAGGCCAACCCCACTGAGATGCGCGTTGCTGGATTGCGCAGGCTGCTTAGCACGCTCCTGGCGGTGGCCTGCATGGCGGCCTGCATGTCGCTGAGGGTGACGTACTGCTCACCGCCGAACTGAACAACCGGCCCGGTGGTCACGTTGATTCTGATGTCGCGCGTGCCGGCTGTGATGCCCTGCGCTTTGACCATGAAGCGGTCAAGCGCTTTGTCCATCTTGGACTCTGGGATGATGTATTCAGACTCTCCGCCTTCACCCACCATTGCGATGGTGGGTCTTGTGACCAAACCACCTTCAGCAAATGCTGGAACTTTGATAGGTGTCAACAGTGGCAGCAATCGCAAGCCAAGGAATGGGATTTGCCTCAACCCTTTTAGAATGTTGTTTAGTGCTGCAATCCAGTTATTGAACAGCTCTGCGCCAAAGCGAAACGCACCGGCGATGATGCCGCGAACGACGCCAGTGACTGCACCAAACACTGTGACGACGGCTCCTTTTACTTTGCCGAATACTCCTGTCACAAAGCCCGCGGCCGTTTCCCAGTTCTTGCGCCACCACTTGAAGTAGTTTTCGATTGGCTTTTTCAGGATGTTGTTCACAAAGCCATCCCATCCTTTTTTGAACACACTGCCAAGCCAGGTGATGAACTGACCGAGCGGCTTGCGGAATGCAATGGCCATCGCCACCACCGCCGCCACGGCCAGCACTGTCCAACCGACAGGGCCAGAGAAGAAGGCCAGCAGCGCTGGCAGCACGGTGCCGCTCAGGAAGGTCAGCAGGCCTGAGAATGCAGCGCTGATGACGCCCATCGCGGGGCCAAGAGCAGCTGCCCAGGTGGCGATGGTGGCGCCAATCTTGAGCGCCATAACGAATCTGCCTGCCATGAGCACACCGTTGATCACCTGCACCAACGGCCCGAGCGCAATCACCAGGCCGCCAACGGCTGCGATGGTGCCTTGCATCCAATCCGGCAGGCTGCTGAAACCAGTGGCCAGCGAGATGACCAGATCAGTGATCGTGCTGAGCACTGGCATCAATGCAGTGCCAAGCTTCACGCTGATTTGCATCATGTTGGCCATCAGCTCAACTGTTTTATCGTTGAACTGATCGGCAAGCCTGGCAAACTTTGTTGTTATCGTAGGGATAAACTTCTCAATAGACTCCCTGCCGCCATTTAATACGGGTATCATTTCGCCGCCTGATTTTTTCATCAGCCGAAATGCCAGATCTGTCTTTTTCGCTCCATCTGGCATTGCGCTCAGCTTGTCGGCAATGTCTTTCATCACATCGCTTGGGTCTCTTAACTTGCCCGCAGCATCCACTGAGCTGATGCCAAGCTCTTTTAATGCTGCAGCTACACCCTTTGGCCCTTCAGCCAGTTCTTTCAAGGACTCGATCTGCTCTTTGCTTGATTGCTTGATCAGCTTCACCTGGCCATCGGCGTGCTCTTTGGTCAGGTTCTTCTCTGTATTGATTCGGGTCTTGATCTGTTCTTCTTCGGCACGCTTGCGCTCTTCAAGCGCATCTTCCTGTTGCTGCTGTGCATCACGAAACTGCCGTGTGCGTTGCGTCTGCTGCTGCTGGTAGCCACGATCCAACGCCTTCAAAACATTGTCTTCCTCGTCGCGCAATGCTTGCAGCTTTGCTTCCTTCTGCTGGTCAGTCAGATACTTATCATCCTTAATTGCCTTGGCACGCGCATCAAACTGACGCTTGATTGCGCGTTCTTCCTGCTGTTGCCTATCTTTTGCTGCATCGGCTTCCTGCCTTGATTGATCATCAAACGAATCACCCAGCAGTCTTGCTTCTGCTTTGTATCGCTTGTTGATTTCTCTCAGTCGATCGTCTGATTCCTTTTCAAGTGCCGCCAGCCGCTTGTCGGCAGCATCCTGGACCGCCTGAACCTGACGATCCTCGCCATCTTCTACCGCCTGCGTC